CATCTAAGCCTCTAGCCTTAGCATAGTTCTCTGCTTCGACTGTGGCTTCTGCCCAAAACTTAGGTAAGTCAATCTTCTTTGTTGCTTTTAATTCAAAGATATAAGTTTGTCCAGCAACCATAGCAACTATGTCGCCTTCATCTTTAGCACCTGCTTTAGTTAATCGTTCAGCAAATACTTTCTTAGACCTCAACCATTTCATTACTGAAGTTTCAAAGGTTGCACCCTTGCGTTTACCGTAACTACTCACGCCATGCCACCTTAGGATACTTAGCAAAGTTAATAAAGAAGAATAAGAAGTCGAGTCTAGTAACCCAAGCAGTAACTGTTGCCACTTCTTCTTCCGCCCATTCTATAATAGGATATCTTTCAAACCCTATACCAAAACAATACCTAGTGTTTAACGAAACAGTTACTGTATATCTTCCAATATCTTTTTGCATTAGTGATTCTCTGGGATATCATCAACGAACATATACTCAGGGTTAAAGGCAATCCATGTCATGAGGCCTCCTCCTGCGTCTGCTTTTCCGTATCTGTTTTTAACTGGTGCGACACCCATTGAGGTCCCAACAACTCCGAGAGTGCAGATGAGAGCAGGTAGTTGTGCAACCTTGCCCTGAATAGCACTTCGCGGTTGACACGGAGAACCTGTAACTGCTTCACTAGTATGATGAAGCACAACAACAGCAGCATTAGTTGCACGAGCAAGATACTTCAACTCCTTCATGATGGCTCGCATAGAAGCGAACTCTTCACCACCATCAGTGGCTACGTCCATTAAATTATCTACTACAATTAGAACTGGTGGGCAACCCCATAGTTCCTCAAATGCCTGCACTTCTTCATCAATATCTTGAAGCGTTGGCGCAGATTCAAATGACCAAACAATATGATTACTCTTTGATAGAGTAGCCTTAGTCCAACCTACATCAGATGATAACATTCCTTCTACATCTGACTGACTCTTACCCGAAATCATAGACGCTAATCGCATAGCCATCGTATGAGCGTTAGTATCTGCCGATATATACAACGTCGGCACTTTCATTTTAAGTGCTAATGCTAATGCTAAAGTTGATTTACCCACACCTGGCGCTGCTGCGAACATCGAAACTTCGGAACGACGGACAATGATTTTATTGGAATCGAACGCCTTAAAGCAGGAAGGTAAAGGTTCCCCTCCGATACTGGCACGACCAACTGAGCGGACAAGTGTACGCATCCTGGTTCCTTTCTATCTTGAAAGAAGAGTCGCAACCAAAATGCAACTGGTGTAATTCGGCTACGACTCTTCCTCATTATTTAATTTTTAGTTTACTGGTTTGCATTGGTCAGGTGTGCCTTGTGGTGAAGGACACGCCCAGAATGCATAAGGCTTTCCGCTTGCTTTGCTAATTCCTTCTCGCCAAATACGAGCACCATGCTTACATACTGGTGACGCTGTACCTGATGCTGGCAACACCTGGGTTGGAGGCGAGGAGGCTAAGGGCTTTGTGCCGATAGTGGAACTCGTGGTCGATAAAGGGGCTAGTGTGTAAGCACCTACTACCTTCTGTTGCACAGAGGAGATTTGTGTAGAGTAATCGCCAATGCCTTCTAACAGCACAGACAATTCATCTGCCGTGTTTGCACGGATGTTTATCATATCACCTGTTGGTGTCTTGTAGGAAACTTGTAGTTTCCAGTCTTCATTTGCCATGTTTCTCATTTCTTAGAAGAGAACTGACAATACTCTGTCAGTCCACATCTATTGCAGTTGTTTGTATTTGGTATAAAAATTCCAGCCTTACGTGCTTTGTCAAATCCACTAACAAGATACTCTAACTTCTCATCTGTGTATCCAGTTAAATCTATGAGTGGAGTAGTTCCTTCTTGTCTTGCCATCCAGTAGGCTCCGTACTTAACATCTACCCCTAGAACTTGTTTAAGTCCTAGGCGGTAGAAGCCAAGTTGTAGCGTGCTGAAAGGGGTTTGCTGTGAAGTCTTTAGGTCAACCACGACTAATTCACCATCAACTTCAAAGACTCTATCGATAACCATCTTAACAGGTATATCGGCAAAGGTAGGTGTCAAACCCAATTCAACGGCAGGTGCGCCTTCTGGTGTGTGCCAGATTTTCCAGTTGTGATTAGCAATACGCCAATCGATATATGATTGAACCCATTCAGGTCCAGTCTTTTGCCAAAAATCTACGTTCTCTTTATTAGGGAATGCTTTGGTAGCACGGCCACCAACCCTAGCGAAGGTTAAATCTTTACCATCTGATTCCTTTGCCCATGCTTTATCCCAGTAGTTCTGTGCTAGTAACATTATAGGTTCTCCAAATCCCAAGCCTCAGTTGCTGAGTGAAAGGCGGAGCCACCCACAGACCACACCGAAGGTTCTTCGGGTAGTTGAAGTAATCGACCTAGGTAATACTGATATCCACAGTCGATGAATGTTGTAAACGCTGAGTATGATATATGCTCAGGTAATGTGTATCCTTGCAGTTCAATTGCCATAGGTATATTATATATCAATCAGGTAAATCTGTCAACTATAAAATATACTTGACATCTATCTTTGTTAGGTGTATAATTAAATACATAAGATAATATATATAAGACCCCTCTGGGGTCTATTATAATATATATATAATATATACAATAGGATATAATGAGTAAACTATCTGACTTTGATTTAGACTTATCGGTAGGACAGGCTGGCGAAAGACTGGTCGAAGGGTTACTGACTGGTAACAAAACAATAGAAGTCAAGACTGATTTAAAGTGGAAGAACACAAACAACATCTATATAGAAACCGAGTGTTGGTCTCACAATAACCAGTCTTGGTATGCCTCAGGTCTATCTGCAACGAAGGCTGAATACTGGGCATTTGTATTAGAGGGTGTGGTACTTATTGTACCTACCTCAGTATTGCGCAGAGCGGTTGAGTTGTACGGGGAAGAGATAACCTGTGACATAGAACCAAACCCAAGCAAAGGGTATCTTGTACAACCAGGATATGTGCTCTGGGTCACAAAAGAGTTGGCTAAGTAGCGAGGGGAAGGCTACCTAGAAAACACAAAAGACCCCCCTTCCGAAGGTGATTACCTAAGGTCGGGGGGTTTCGTGTTTCTAAAGGCCGTTTAAAGCCGTTTAAAAGGTATTACTTGGAGCCTACTCCAAAATCTTTTTCAGCCTTATCCGCCCATTTAACCAATGGACCGAACACAGCGCCGATTGCAATGGCGTACTGTGGTGCTAGGTCGGCTGCCAATGCCAATCCTAAAGTGATTGCTGAAGCAAGGACTGCTCGCAGGTAAGACTTAAATGCTGCCTTTTGCTTTGCTGATAACTTGAACTTCTTCATTTGCTCTCTTTCTTTTTTGGGAGTGGCTTTAGTTTTAAGGCCATAGCCCTGGCCTGGTCTACCGTATTGTATACGGGTCTATCCATCCAAGAGAACCAAGGAGATGTATCCTTAGCATGCTTCTCTTCAACGGAAATATGTATATGTTTTGTATGTGGGTTGGAACCAGTATAGTTTCTGTTACCCTCACCACTTCTATCTCTAGACCAAATCTTTTTATTGAATATTAAATATTTAACACGCTTGTCTGCTTTTATATTTTCAAATATCTCTTCGCAGTCTATACCATTTTTTGGGTCATGGGTGAGGTCTACTGCTAGCCCAGTATTGTGGTCCGAAGTTGGACTCGCCTTCAGATGAGCAGCAGATGGTAGAAGACCATCGCTTGCTTTCTTGCGCTTCGGTCTTAATGCCGTCGCTTGGCGCAGCACAGCAATTGCAGCAGGTGTGGCTTTCTTGGCAACAGTTGTCATTTACTTTTTCCTTATCCATACTTGCCATCCCTTACGTAGGATTTCGATTTCATCTTTGTGTTTGTTTAGCCAAGCATCTATTGCTGGCTTAGGGTTCTTATCTGTACCGTCTGGGTGGTCCCACTCATAGTCATCAAACGCCATGATACCCTTTGGCTTTAACAAATCCCAGGATAAATCAGCATCTAATGTTACCGATTCAGGTAGGTGGTCACCATCAATATAGATAAAATCATACTTGAGTTCTCTGTGGTTTTTTAACCAGTCACCACTAAATGCTTTATGTGCTTGAACTTTCTTGCCATAAGAAGCAGTCTGTTCCTTGTAGGCTTCCTGTATATCATCCCAGTCATAGATTGATTCATGCTGTAGGTTACCACACCAAGGGTCTATGTCTACCAGTAATGATGATGGGTCAGTAAGTATATTTTCTAGTAGCCAAGCAGATGCGTTGCCAGTAAAGACACCTATCTGTAGGAACTTAAGATTCTTCTTACCTTTAAACTCTGCTAGTCCTGATTCAAAGTCAGCAACTGTAGCATTATCGTAAAACCATTTAGGAAATTTGTCCGCTTTTGTCCCCATTGTCCCTATCTTCCTATTAGTTGTTTAACTAGGTCGGTTAGTAACTCAACCTTCTCGTCCAATTGATTGACCTTATCCCTTAAACTGGACCCTCCATTGGGTTTAAGTTCATTAAGATAATGTTTAACCATCCATCTAATAGATGTCGCTAGTGCTCCTATTAAAGTGGTTACGGCTACGGCTAGTCCAGCCCAATCAGTTGGTGTCATCATGATTCCCTATACGGTTCTAATGGTTACCTCAAGGATACCACCGAAGCCGCTGAAGCCTCTGTCTGGTGGAGTTCCACGAGTAAACGATACTTGTTCAATTACAATCTGGCGAGATTCACCAGTTGTGAAGTCTTGTAGTGTAACTACATCTCCACTCTTTTCTATATTCTCAAGTGCTTGAATTCTAGCAAATGCTCTTCCTTCATATCCGACTTGAACATTGTATCTATCTGTTTCGACATCAAAGCAATACAGTGGGAACTGCATGATTTGCTGACGAGGCGTAGCGATAGTAGCCTTTGCTTGGTATCCCTTAAATGTAGGACCCAAAGATGTGGTTGTAGCATCTCGTCCAAAGATAAACTTGTATGCTACATATTCTTGCGCCGTCTCAGGCTGAGATGTTGTTACCTCAACTGCTGGAACGGTAGGACTATAGGTAATAATTTCATATTCAGTATTGTTTCTATCTATAATATCCAAAGCAAGACTGCCATAGGAGAAGTCACCACGACCAAGGAGACGCTTAAAGTTCTTTGGCTCTAGTGTGCCATATCGAATGAACCCTGTGGTTAGATATCCAGTAGGACGCAGAGTAGATTCAGATTCTATATTAATAGAACCCACCTTATTGACTAGTGCTAGACTAGAAGATACTGCTGTAGACGCTACGTTAGAAGCAGTCTTAGCATAGGTAAATGTAGTTGTAGTAGGTACAGTAGCAATTGTATACTTACCATTAAACGTAGAGTCTACACCCTCAACCCATACCTCATCGCCTACCGCAAGACCATGTACTGCAGAGGTAGTAAGAGTTGCTACGTTAGAGGTTAATGCTTTGTTGGTAATTGTGCCAGCGTTGTTGGCTGTAGTACAGAATACGAGTCTATTTAAATCACCAGCAAAAGCACATGATGTAGTTCTATATCCAGTTATATCATCAACATACAAATCGTTTGCGTATGCAAATCGTAATGTTTCTATTTCATTTCCTAGGTCAATACGGATAACACCAGGATTTCCAGCAACGCCAGTAGCGCACCAGACGAATTTGTCTCGTGCGGCAAAGTCATAACACGGCTGAGTAGTCTCTACAATTAGTGGACCATAGTTAATGGAGCCGTCAGTATCTGAGACAACTGCCGCACGGATTCCCTTATTTGTCCCAATCATCATGTATCCAAGATAGTAATATATCTTGTGGATGATTTCTCCTACAGGCATCTCTGCTGATACAACAGCGGATGTAAGTGTAGGCATCGTGCCAGATGTGCTTAATGTAAATTTAAAAATAAATGATTGAATGCCGCTATAGGCAGCAACGTAGATAGATGAACCAGATGATGATATTGAAGAAAAGACTATATCGGAATCGCCATGAGTATACAAGGCTGTTGGTAGGGATGACGCTGTTGTTGGGAATTCAAAAATTTTATTATTGATAGCCATAACAATACGGTCTTTAACATATTCCATTGTACCTTTAGATACTACAAGAGAACTGCTATTAAATAGTAAGGTGGCTGAAGTGGATGAATTACCAGTCAAAGGTTTCTTATACACGGCAGTTTTGTCAACGCCTGAATCAAGGATGCGTGTCACCCAATAAGCATTTACGCCATCGTCACAGATAGCAAACACAGGGTAATCAGTACCTGCTGCGTTATCTATGAAGTGAGTTTCTGTTCCGTCTACTGCAATCTTGTCAACATCATACTCATCATGTAGCAATACACCGTTAGTCCCACCCCATTGGATAGAACGTAGTTGTTGGAATGGACGTTTGTTAGATTCAATATCGCCAGTTGTGTAGTGGGAAGTAGATGTATTCTTAAGCATTGTGACTTGTCCCTTAGTCCATACATCAACACCTTTGCTATCAGTAAATCTGTGTGCTACAGTTTCACCAGCAGATGGGTCATAGAACTTAATACCTGCTCCGCCATGAAAAGAAGATTGAGAACGAATCCACCAACCAGTAAGTGATTGCTCACCTGGTTCTGAACCATTATCAAATTGGTCCTTACGAAATGGTGCTGTCTGTCGACGGTAAGGTCGCGCATCTGATATAGCATAGAAAAATGGTAGGCCACCAACAGCAATGTCATACGCCTCTGCAGTGTTCTGCCATGTAGCAGAAGACGATACAATACCTAAGTCAACCGCAATCGCTCTACTAGAACGACCTTCGGTAATATCACGACCAGCCACGTTACTCCTTAATTACTCGATTGGTTCTTTGAGTTCCAATATAAAGCGTATAAATCCATATCCCATGCAGTTGTCTTCATGTGCTTTGCAATAGCACCTGTATGTGCATACAATGGGATTTCTGCTGCAGAACATTTGCGGAAGAACGATATGTCTTCGCCAATGAATTCATCGCCAACATTATTATCCTCAGCAAACATAAAATGTTTGTCGCCATACATAGCACGAAGTTTTTCTACTACACTTTTATGTATAAGCACTAGTCCCATACCAGCACAGTCAATTTTAATTACAGAATCTTTAGGTAGTGGGTGATGATACTTGACTGTATGCTTATCAACATTATCAAATATTACTGGCATTGGTATAGGCAAAGAGCCATCTGAATCTTTAGCAATAAAGTATATGCCAGAGACCATAGGTTTATCTTTAGAATCTGCCGTATCATATAGTTTATTCCAGATGTCTGCCGTTAATACAACATCTGAATCAACCCACAATAACCAGTCAGTTTTAATGTTATCGTACCATGTGTCTAGAAGAACCTGACGCTGTCTAGCAATCTGGTTTCCTTTAACCCTAATGCTATTGTTTATTAATTTTTGACTGCTAAGTCCATAGAATATTGCGGACATCAAACCTTCAGTAAATGCCCCGTCAGTTACACCGTTGTCGCACCAACCAATAGATACTGTTTCATTTTTCTTAATCATATAGTCCCCTTATGTTTAATTAGTTGAGCAGTTTAAACACATGCTCAGGTGCATACATTATGTTAACGAAACTGAAATCCACTCTTTATTAATTTCAGACCACTTCCAAATAAATCCTTCAACCTCATCTGGTCTAGCAACTGGTGCTACCCAAACATAGGTTGTGTAATCTAATTTCCAAGATGGATATGGTTGCGGTGAAATAAATACATCAAATTGTTCGTCATATTTATATCCAATACCTGCATAATTTGCACGGATATTCCCGTTGTAGGATGTTCGCTTACAAGTTAAACCAGCAAACTGGGGTTGTGATGCGTAAAACGCTTCCCAAGCCTCGCTTGAACCACCAACTTGTGTGCCGTCTAAATCAGTTTGAATTATATTTTCATCAACACCAGTAATTACATGAACTACTATGTTGTTTGAATTAATAAGTGCGTAGTGTGCCATTATGCCCAACTCACATTTCCAGAGCCAGCAGTAATTGTGGCTCTCTTGAATCCTCCGCTTGCAGCGCTTTCAGTGCCAGTTAATCCAGCGCCGATAGTAATTGTTCTTGCATCGGAATAACGAAGAATAACTACACCGCTTCCACCAGCACCACCACCACTAGAAGCATTAGTGCCACCGCCACCACCACCTGTATTTGCAGTTCCAGCAGAGCCAATAGCACCACCGCCACCTGAACCAGGATTTCCACCAGGGCTGCCAGTGTCATATCTACCGCCAGCACCACCGCCACCACGAGTTACTGATGAACCAGTAATGCTTGAAGCAACACCGTCTCCACCATTACCAGCAACAGTTGTTCCTGAACCGTTAGTTCCAGCAGCACCAGCGCCACCGCCACCACCGCCACCGTATATGCCACCAACATCTGAGGCGGTTCCACCGTTATAACCTTGACCAGTAGTTCCCAGCCCACCAGTGCCTTGAAAGTTTGCACCACCACCGCTGCCGCCGTCACCACCTTTTTGAGAAGGGTTAGTTCCACCACCACCACCGTGTCCGCCGCCAGTAGAAGTTACAGTGCTAAATACAGAGTTTGTTCCTTGGTTTCCATTAGTATCACTACCACCACCATTAGCACCACCACCACCAACTGTAACTGTATAGTTAGTTGATAAACTTAATGCAAGTGGTGACTCAGCAGAAGCACCACGCCCAGAAGATTCACCAGATACGGATGAACGATAACCACCAGCGCCACCAGCACCACGAGCAAATGCGCCACCACCACCGCC